ATCCACTGGGGGACGCCCGTAGCTGTCGGCGAGGCATAGACCGTGTCCATCCAGACCTTGGTCGTCGGCAGCAGGTTGACGCGCGTCCCCGCGTCCGGGTTTGTCGTGCTCGACGGCGTGATGACGTTGATCTCCTGCACCGTCACGAACTGCGTCATGGGCCACGTGATCTGGCGGCTTCCTGTCGCGCAAGCGAAGCCGGAAGCGGCGGTGACCGTCGTCAGCAGGTCGAGATCGCGGTAAATGCGGTTCTCGGCATACGTGATGCACTGCGGCAGGTTGGCGACGAAGTTGACGTCCGCCGGATCCACCACCGCGAGGTTGGCCAGCTCGGTGACGAACGTGGCGTAGGTCAGGCCCGTAGTCATTTTACCCCCTACCCGCGGGCGAGTTTTTCAAGCGCATTGGTCTTCTGCGCAGAGCCGGCGGAGCTGCCGACCCAGTATCCTACCACCGCGGTGAAAGAAGTACCAAGGCTGCCCAGCATGATGTTGGCGAGCGTCTGAGAACTCTCGGGGATTTCTTGGCGGATCACGACGTACAGCATCGCGAAGAAGCCGACCGTGATCAGTATGCTGATGATCGGCGCGCCCCACGCGATAACCGAGCCAGCCTCGGCGAGTTTTACCGTCTGGTTGCGGGCGTTCTGCACGTCCGCGAGCTGCGCCTGCAGGGTGTCGAATTCCTGTCGGCGGGCGTCGGCCTCGGCCTGCATGACCGCCATCTTGAACTGCAAGGCGAGGTTGGGATCCGCGGAGATTGCTCGCTCGATCCCGTTGGCATCGGAGGTGCCCAGAAGGTCTTGGGCGATGCCTGTGATCTTCGTCACCGCGGCACCAGTCTTGTCGCCCATGATCCAGCTGGCGACGGTCGGCGCGAGGCCGAGCAGAAGGGGGAGAAACGGCATCAGGAGAGCGCCTTCATCGTGTTCGGCCCGACGACGCCATCAGGTGTCAGGCCGTGGTCACGCTGGAACTGGCGGATGGTGTCCGGCTCCCGGTCGAGGTCGACGAACGGCAGGCCCAGCAGGGCGCGGTTGCGATCCCAGTAGTTGCGCCGGTCGGAAAGGCCGTTGAAGCCGCCGTTGATGCGCTTCGTGATCGTCTTGAACCAGTCGACGTCGGCCAACGTCGAAAGGTTGTGGCGGTTCCAGAACCAGACAGCGGCGCGCGTACCGTTCGCCGGTAGCGCCAGAAGCTCCGGGCTGTCGATCAGGTTGAGCCCGAGCGCCGCACCACACGCCGCGTAGTTGTTGCGCCCGGTGATCTGGATTGGCCCGCGCCCCTTGTACTTGACCCCGTCTCCCGGCAGCCAGTTGCCGAGATCTGCGCGGCCCTCGTAGGCCTCACCCGACGCCAGCTCCTCCATGTAGCGGTACTCGCCGCTCTCGTGCGCGACCTGCGCGAGGAAGGCCGCGATGCGTTGGGGCGTCTGGATGTTGCCTTCCTCCATTGCGGCGATGATGTAGGGGATGTGCGGATCGAGGCGCGATCCCGCATTCGGGAACATCTTGCGGAGCATCGACGCGTTAATCATCGGGCTCTCCGGTCTATCATGGTTTCGACGGTGCACCCCAGCACCGTGGGGGCCTCGGAGGGCTTGATCAGGCCCGCCGCCTTGCACCCGAGGTAAAGCTGGTAGATCGTCAAGAGCATCCCGACAGTCACCGCGTGAAAGATGTATGGGCCAAGCCCATTGAATGTCGGCGTGAAGATCATGGCCATGAAGGCGGCGGAGAAGATCACCCGGATCAGCCGCCCCAGCGCCGTCGCGGCGGGGGCCAGCTTGTACATGAGGATGAGGCCGCCGATCCCGTACCCAACGAACGGTAACCAGAACAACCACCCCATTTTGTCGAGGATATCCCAAAGGAAATGGTTGAAAGTGGCCGCGTCGATCATGGCTTTGTCACTTTGTCCAGAATGGCATCCGCAAGTTTTCCCCGGCGTCGGTCGATGGCATCGGAGAGGGCCACAAGAACGCCGAACACGGCGACACCAACCGCGCCACAGACCATGCCGTAGAGAAGCGTGTAGTGCTTGTAGTTGAGTGTCTCGATAAACGGGTAGAACGCCACCGCAACGATAGCCGCCGACGAGTTCGAGACAAACAGCGCGCCCCCCTTCGTGCCTCGCCTCAGACCGATCACTGTGGACGTGACGAGCGCAAGAAACAGCGCGACCGACAGGTAGTCCCAGTTCGCTTCGAGCCATGCCTTCATTTCACGTCACCGTCAGTCAGAACCACATCACGTCTCACGAGGCTCGACGGGCGGTAGCTTCGCTAAGGCGGACAGAAATGCCGCCACTTCAGCGTAGGGGCGATCTCGCGCAATCACCGCTAGATAATTAGCGATCTGTTCCGCGAGCTGCTCCGTGATTATCCGGTCGCTCATGCTGTCGTCCCGTCAACTACAAGACCGAGGGTGGCCAGTTGGGTAAGTAGATTAGCCAATGCGGCATTGCCACCGCGCGACCCGGTAATAGTGGGCTGTGCTGCGGGAGTAGTGTTGTAAAATCCGACGCCGGTCGAGTTGACCTGGAATTTTGTAATACCCCCGCCATCGCGCAGGCGAACCCCGCCAGTGCCCTTGCCGTAGAGATCGAAGACAATATTTGTGTCCGACCCAACCGCTCGCAGCGACGGAGTCGTGGCCGATCCCAAGGCTCGGATATAGTTTATCGCGCTTGCGACGTGCGAGACTTCAAATCCAACAGGGCCAGTGCCGCCGGCACCATTCGTGCAAAGGTAGATAGACCCGGTGCCGAGCGAGTAAAGCGTCAAATTGGCGTTGGTCGATGGCGTGCCGCCGCTCTGCGTGATGGCTTCCACACCGAGACGCACATTGGTGCTGCTGCCAAACACACTCAACCGCGCGCCAAAATCCTCACCCGGAAAGACGCCGAGGCCGGGGATATCGATTTCTGCCGTAGCGAATGTGCCCCGCCAGTAGAGGCCGCGCGCCGTGCCGTCCGTCCCTGTCGCCTCGAACAGGGAGTCCGTGACCATGTTCTGGTCGCCGTTGTCGATCTTGATCGCCGTTTTGAACAACGCACCGGGATTGTTGCCCTGCACGCCATAGGCGAACTCGATATTGGCCGTGCCGTTGCCCGTGGCAGCGACGGTCATGCCGTAGCCGATGGAGCCGGCCGCAAGCAGGCCGACATCAAGCTCCAAGCCAAGCGCCGTTGCACCCGAGACGGTGGCAATAGCCACGGGGTTGTAGCCCCATGCGGTCGCGCCCGACTTCTTGGAGACGCCCATGGAATAGAGCGCAACAGCGCGCGTCGGGCCGGTAGCTTCAATAATCGCCGTGTGGCCAAACTGATAGATGTTTGGGTAGGCGGCAAAGGCGGCGTCGTAGTGTTTGCGCGTGACGTCCAGCCCGTAGTTGGGGTTGGTCTGCAGCGGGATCAGCGCCGTCAGGTCGATAAGGCCGGCACCCGCCAAAGACAATTCAGGGTCAGCCACGAAGCGACCGTTTACCGTCGTGTTGACATTTGATCCGACCGGCAACCAAACCGCGTCTGTCGTTAGATTAAACGTGCCGGGAGGCGCGGCGATAGAGCCCCCCGTGTCAAACGCTGCCTGAAAAACGGGGGTGTTATTGTCGCCTAAATCGGTGGAAAGACCGAACCATCCAGCTTGGGTTTCGCCGTCGTAAATGCGCTTGTACCGTCCCGCCGCGCCCGCCGTCGGCGCAACCACAAGCGCATCGTCGGCCGTCGTGGCTGATCCTGCCACCCACTGCCATGTTCCGGCAGCTTGCCCCGTTTTAACGACCACGCTCTCGGGGCGTGATGTTAGCGCCTTTAGAGCGGCGAGGTTTTCAACAGCCAACGCCGTGGCAAGGTTCTGAGACGCGGCCTGCGCAGTGTCGGCTCCGGTGCCGCCATTAGTGACGGGGAGAACCCCGGTGACGCCAGTCGAAAGAGGCAGGTCCGTTGCGTTGGAGAGGTTGACGCTGGAAGGTGTACCTAGCGCAGGGTTGACCAGCGTCGGGTTCGTGTTCAGCACCGCGTCGCCGCTTCCAGTCGTGGCCAACTCACCGACCAAACCGTTCGCGTCATAGAGAAGATAGCCGTCAGTGCCCCCGAGGACGGGGGTCTGGTCGACGACGATGTTGGTGAAGTACCCACCGAGTTGGCCAACCGTGACTTTGACCGACGTGCCTGCTTGCACAGCTTCAAGCTGCTCGGTGCCGGTCAGGGCAATCGCCGCGGGTAGATTGGGGATCTGTTGGTTCGCCAAGATTGCGGCTCCCGTTAACTAAGGGGCCCGGTTTCGGGCACTTCGGTGGTGTTATAAGGTAGCCCCGGATCGTCGTTACCCGGTGCGTTGGGGTCGGTACCCGGCTGTTCGTTGAGGCTCCCCGGAGCGGCGCCCGTCTGCTGCGTGACGCGGGTGTTGTCGTCCTGCGTGATGCGCCCGTCGTTGCCGGGGATCGGAATGCCTGTCCAGAAATCGACCGTGTCCTGCCCGCTGGTCGTGCGCTGCGTCGTGGACGCGGCGACAAAGTCCTGCACGCGGGGGTTCTGGATCGGCACCGGATCCACGGGGATCACGATGGAGCGCAGCTGCTGCTGCTGGTCGTCGTTGCATTTGCGGCAGACGAGGACGCGCGTGTTCTGCAGCGTCGCGCCGCGCCAGTCGAATTGCCAAGCGAGGCTGATGTGGTTGTAGCGGAAACCGCAGCGATCACAGATCGCGTGAGCCTGCGGATTGCTCGGGCTAGTTCTGGCCCTTCCCGATCGTGATGCGTATCCCACTGTTCACCTCACGGCCGGTAGTAGCCCGCCAGTTGCGGCGAGATGTATTGCTGCGCAGTTTCGATGTTCTGATCCGCTGCGATCTTGTACGTCTCGTCGGCTACCGCCTTGAGGCCCTGCGCGATCTGCGGGTTCCAGACCTTGGCGAGCCGGTAGGCGAGGCCGTCAGCGAAGGCCTCAAGCCATAGGTACGGGATCTCGACAGTCTGACCGCTTGAGAATTCGGCATCCTGTAACCTGCGGACGCGATAGTACTTCAGGGTCGTCGTGCTGGACCCGTCCGGCACCGGCCAGAGCGTGACCGTCGGGCTGATCAGGCGGTCGAACCAGAAGGCTGTCGGGAAGCCCTGCTGGGCCTTGTTCGGATACGAGGCGTATTCGGTGCGACTGACGGGCATGATGATCCGGTCGATGTTCGACCCGCCGCCTGTCGTCACCATGTAGGCGTCGAGGATCATGACTGTGTTGGCGTCGACGGCGTACGTCGAGACGCCCTGCGTCACGGGCGTCGTCACGAGGTCAACAGCCCACAGGTTGACACCTTGGTTCGCCCACGAGGCCAGCATCATGTTCGTCGCCATGCGGGCGCTCTGCATGTGCTCCTGCACCAACGACGTCGGCCGGATCTGGCAGAGATTGAACGCGTAGAGCGTCAACTCGCCGAGGCCGGGGTTGAAGGTGTAAGTTCCGCTGGAAGTCATACGTTTGCACCGACAGAAACGGCCCATGCTTGGACGGCGTTGTAGCGGGCCAATCTCTGCGCTTCGCTCAATGCCGCTCCCGCTGCCGTATACCCGACAGACGCAGCGCGTGCGGAGGAAAGAACGCCCGCAGAATCGAATGCGCCGATGTAGAAGCTGTGAGCAGGAAGGCTTGCCCCGAGCGCGGCGGGCGCTGACGTTCGGGTCATATTCACGCCGTTTTTTGCGCCATAAGCGTCTGTTGTGGCGGCGCCGGCCCGGCCCATCTGCGTTAAACCGCGACTGTCGGCGGCGGGCAGTGTGAAGGCTGCGAATGACGAGTTGGAGAAGCCTCTACACGCGGAGGCCGCTCTCGGCGCGACGGCCACAGACCTGTTCGACCCGGAGCCGCCGCCAAATGAAATGTTGTTTCCGTCTGACAAGTTGGTCCGCTCGTATACCTCGGCGTGGACAGAGTTGAGCGTCATCGCAATGGCGTGCGTCGAGGGTACAAATCCGGTGTCAATGTACTGCGTCACGCCGTTGAAAACATACCCTCGGTCAGGCGTAAAAGTCGGCGCGGCAACAGCAGTTGCGAGACGGAGTTGTCTGAGGCTAGTCAAGGCTTGCGCTTCGTTTTCAGCCCAAAGACCCCAATAGTCATCAGTCAGCGCCCAGCGCCCCATCGCCGTTTCGGCGCGTATGAAGGCGCTCACGATAGCGAGGCGCTCGCTGCTGACCGTCCCCCCGTTGGCGACAACGGCGTCGGCCCACAGCCGTGCTGCCGTAGCGGTATCAGGCGACAGGCCATCACTCACACTTAGCCCACGGCTCGCGCTAAGGCCGCCTTCTACGCTCAAACCTTCGGTGAGTGTCAGCATGCGAAGCCCTATCTCGGCGCAGTGCTGCTCTGGAGGGTCATTGGTCCTCGCGTGTGTTGAGGCAGGCGAAGCAGACGGCTGCCGATTGCGTGCTTCGCACGGCTACAGTCAACTGCTCCCCCGGCTGGAGCGTGATTTCAGGATCGTTGAAGATGGTATTGACTGCGTCGGCCGCGCCCGTCGTCAGTCCGGTCGTGGTGAGGTTGAAGAACTGATTAACGCCATAGACGCCATCCGCCTGAAAGACAGGCGTCAGGCTCTCGGTGTGGATGGAGCCAAACGGAAGGCGCGCACTCGGCAGGTTGATGTCAAGCTGCCCGTCTCGGGTAACCGCGACAGGACTGAAGCCGCCCGCGCCGTCGCTCCCATACAATGCTGACGGGATCGGAGAAGCAATCGGTAGCGATAGCCCACCGCTCATAGCGGTACCGAGCCACTCTGGTTGACGGTCATGACGACGCTGCCAGACCCGCTATTCAGCAGAACGCGGATATACGCCGGGACGAACAGGAAGTTCGACTGCTTCGTAGCCGTGGCGCTGACGACGGCCGTGTCACTCGACGAGACCCACGTCACATCTTCCGCTGCGACGGAGTTGGTCGAGCTGTTGGGGTCATCGAGCGTGGACTGCACAGTGTAGTTGACGGTGCCGGTGACAGTGCATTGCAGGGCGACATTTGCCAACGCCCAGAGGTCCAAGAACACCCACTCCGAGCCGCCGACGCCGTTGGTGCCGATGGTGACGTTGCCGGCCAGCGCCGCGCTGTTGACCACCGAGGTGACCGTGAAGAAGTCGAGGGCGGTGTAGGTCGTCGTGTTGTTGACGCCGGCCAAGTCCTCACTTAGCACGTCGCCTGCCCTGTTCGTCCCCGTCACCGTGAAGGTGACGCCCGTCTCGTTGGCGGTCGTGGTGATCAGCACACGGCGCGGTGCGCCCAGCTGTGCGACGCCACCCGAGACGAGGGCGCCGTTCAGCGTGAAGGCAGCGGCGGGCTGCTGGGCCTGCGCGATGCCGTCGGCATCGGCGGCGGCCAGAGGGCCTGCGGTGACAGTAATCGGGCGCATCTACAGGGCTCCTAGCACTTCACGTCCCACTTCTTCAGCGCAAGGTTGATGCGGCTGTTCGGGTCGTGTGCGGTTTTGGGGGACGTCAGCTTCTCTTTCATTCCGCACATGCGGGAGCGGAAGCTGTCGCGGCGCGCGGCGGACGCCGGGCTGCTCTTGGCCTGCTCCGCGGTGACGGGCGGCTTGATGTTGTATCCGGTAGCGCGCAGGGACGCCCGGCCGGTGGCGTTCAAGCCGCCTGACGGGTTCTTTCCCTCGCGACGCTGCCATGCCGGTGTGCGGGCCATCAGGCACCTCGAAAAAGAGGACGGGGGCCGAGGCCCCCGCCGTAGGTCAGCAGCTGCTCTGCTTGCTGCTGCGGCCCCGAGCGGGGGTACCGCTATGAGCCGAGGAGAGCGGGTTCATGTTCGAGCCCGTGCGGCCGCCGCTCTTGCGAGGCATGCGGCCGGCGTTGAGCTTGGACATCTTGCCCTGCATCTTCACGGTCTTGCCGCCGCGCTTGCGCTCTTCGGCGGCGTCCGTGACATCGTCGGCACCGGGACCGTTGTACTTCCCGTTCTTCCGGCTGAGGTCTTCCTTGTAGGCGGCGACGCCGCCGCCGGCTTCACGATTCTTGCGATGACGAGCCTTCATGGCCTACTCCATCAGGACGGGTTGACGGCGATGCCGCTGGTGGCCGCTGTGGGCGCGGCGCCATCGACGTAGATCTGACCCAACGAATTGGCGTCAGTGCCGAATTCGGTGATGCCGACGAGCGTGCATTCCTTCATCAGCAGCAGGCCCCCCGCCGACGCCGGGAGCGTCGCGAGGGCGCTCATGGTCGTCGAGGTGGAGGCCACGTTGTTGATGAACGCGCAGCGGTCGAACTTCTGCCAGCGGTCGATGCCGGCAGCGGCCGCCACGATGATGCCCAGCGTCGTCGCGGAACTCGTCTGGAAGGCGAAGTTGCAGCCCCTGAACGTGTTGCGCGCCGTGCCCCCGGAGAACTGGAGCGTGGCGTTCGCTACCGTGCGCGTCACGGTGTCAAGGCCAAGCTCGCAGCCGTCGAAGGTGTGCTCGCCGGTGCCGCTGATCAGCAGCGAACGGCTGGTGGTCGCCTGCGCCGAGGCCGCGTCGCCCGCGCCACCGAAGTGGACGTTCGAGTAGTAGTTGCGGCCGCCGCTGTCGGTCCACGCGATCTGGCTGGCGCCGCCGGTCGAGAAACCGTTGTACACCGAGAAGTTCGCGAAGATGCAGCCCGAGGCCGATACCGTCACGAAGTTGCCCGACCCGAAGGTCGCCATCGTGTAGGTCCCCGACGGAGGGGCGATGCGTGCGCGCTGGCTGACCATGGTCGGGGCGCACATGCCAACGATGTGGCACGCGTCCTTCGCCCAGACGAGCGTGCCGGCGGTAGCCGCAGGCGTCAGAACCTGCGCGTTAGCCAGCGACAGGCGCTGGGTGGAGGCCGTCGTGCCATCGCTGACGATCACGGCCACGTCGTTCTGGCCGGCCGTCATCTTGTACTGCGCTCCGTAGAGCGTCTGGAGGGGGCTGTCCGCCGATCCGGTGTTGCCGTCGCTTCCGTTGACGTAGTCGACGAAGTAGACGTTGCCGGTGGTCAGAGGAAGACCGGACATCCCCATGGTGGGGATGCCGGCGACTTCCAGCCCGCTCAGGTGAGTGATACCCATGTTGAGCGGCTCCTTATCAGGCGGTCGGGAACGATCCGAAGATCGAGCGGAAGTTGTAGTAGCCGAACGAATACCGTTCGTAGCCCTTCACCAGCAGGTTGTCGGTGACGAAGTCCACCTGCATGTCCGTCTCGAACTTGATGCGCTCCATGTAGGAGAGCCCGTCGATGTTGGTCATCAGGAACCACGAGTAGGCCGACGTCAGGAAGTCGTTGACCATGTAGCCCTCGGGCAGGCCGCCCGCGGTGGTCAGGATCGCGTTGACGTCGTTGTCGGCCGTGCCGGGGCGCAGCTCGGTCTTGGTCAGTCGGATGGCGACCGGCTCCAGCTGCGGCGGAACGATGAGCTTCCGGGCGCGGGCGAAGACCTTGAGGCCCGCCTGATCCTTGAAGTTCGTCCGAACCGCGATCATCGAGTTCAGCAGCGACGCCTCGTTCAGGTCGACCTGAATGGCCGGCTTGTTGGCGACCGTGCCGCCGTCGATGGGATGGTCGGTGGCGCAGAGCGCCTTGCCGTCACCGCCGATGGAGGCGTTGTAGGTGGTCGCCGTGTTCAGGATGTTCGCGCCGTAGATCTCCTTGGTCTGCTGGAAGCTCTCGATCAGACCGAGGTTCGACGGGTGGAACTGCGTCTTGTACAGGTTGTCGTCGATGGCCTTGCGAGTGATCGCGTAGCCGAGGGCGATTTCCGTGTGCTCCTGATTGTAGACGAAGCGTTCGCCGGCGCCGTTGTCGAAGGCAGTCTGGCCGCCTTCGGTCTTCAGCTGGGCGAGCCCGAGGTACCGCATCTCAGCGGTGCGCTCCAGAGCCATCTTCGAGTCGTGCTTGGTGAAGATCTTGTCGTACTGAGACGGGATCATCTCGTACTTGCCCTCGACGCCACGCAGGCCGGGGAGGAGCAAGTCCTTGATGGCGGAAAGATTAACAGCCATTGGTCATTACTCCTTAGCTGATGCCGGTGGGGCCGGCGCCGTTCGAGCGCAGCCATTCGTTGTTGAAGCCGACGATGACCTTGTTGTAGGCCGTGGTCGGGTCAGCACCGGGGCCGCCCGGAGGAGCGGAGATCAGGCCGCGCACGATGAACGGGAACGTCACCGTGGTGTTGGCGGTGTCGAGGTAGGCGCCGGACTGGCCGGTGCTGGAGTTGCCCGTGCCGATGGCGAACTGGGCGTACTGTCCGACCTTCGAGCTGGTGACCGTGGTCAGCGTGCCCGTGATGTTGAAGGTCGTGCTGGCGCCCATGACCTCGAACTGCGCGTTCGGGTCGTCGATGACGTAGGCTTCGACGTCACCCGAGGCATCGCTGCCGGGCCAGTAGCTGTTCCACACGGTGCGCTTCTGCGACACCGAGGTGTACTTGCAGCCGACGAAGATGCCGGCGAGCGTGGTGGTGCCGGCCGCGGCCTGCGTGATGTAGCCATTCGCGGTCGAGATGACCGGCATGACCGGGTCGCCGGTGTAGACGGGGGTGGTGTCGGTGGACGCAATCAGACGGGTCGACTGCGCGAAAGTCGGCGCACCGCCCGAGCCGCCGTAGTACTGGCGGAAACCGAAAGGCGTATTCGTGTTCGCCATATCGGAAACTCCTTTTTAAGGAAGGTCCGCAGGCGTCCCGAGACGTCGCAAGATCCGTGAAAGTCAAAGCCTCGCACCGGGGAGGCAGTGGATATAATGCGCCAAGACGGCGGCGGTCTTCAACTTGACAGGATGTCAAGAAAAAGGGGGCCCGAAGGCCCCCTCAGACTGAGAGACGGACCCCTATGCGTCTTTCGGGATCGGGATCGCCTCGAAGCTCTTCTTGATGACGGGGCGCGTGCGCGCGTCGGAGAACTCAGCCTCCATCGTGCCCGGCGGCGCCGCGTTGAGCTGCTGCTCCTTCGCCCTGATCTGGTTGCGCGCGCGGTGCCGGTCCATCTCCTCGATGCGATCCGTGATCGCCTTCGGGCGCTGCATCAGAACCTGACCCTTGCGCTCGATGGTGTCGCCCTTCCAGTTGACGGGCATCATCTCCGGGTGGCGCCGGGCGGGGACTGCTTCCCAGCCGGTGCGGGCGAGCGCGACCTGATAGGCAGGATCCTCCTGCCCCATGATCGTGCGGCGCTTCCACTCGTAGGTCCATCCATCGGGAACCATGTCGGGTGAGAAGTAGAACTCATCCGTTCCCTCGTTCATGTCACCGAGGTGACCGAGGATCTCGGCCTCGCGCCGTGCGGCGGCGGCGCGAGGGTCGTCGTCACGCAGCGGGGGCCGCATGTCGGGGCGCGGAGACGTGTCGAGGACCGTCTCTTCCGTCTCTTCGGGGCGGCGCGCGCGGCGGCGGCGGCCGGCGGTCTGGGGCAGCGTGTCCATCAGTTCAACCGTCCTTCCTTCTTGAGCGCGACCTTGTTCTTCGCGTACTCCTCGGGGGTCATCTTCATCATCGCAGCCATCTCACGCTCTTCGCCAGAGAGGCGGACCACGTTGCCGCCCCGCGTCTCGCGGGATACCGGCGCAGCGGGCGGCGGTGTCGAGCGCCTTGAGGCAGTCGACAGCGCCTCGTCGTTCGCGGGGGCCTTGCGGAGCCCCAGCACGCTTTCGACAGCATCGAAGTACTCGTCGCTGTCGGCGGCGTGGCCGTCGGCCACGGCCAGATTGTGCGCCGCGATCATCTTCTGGTTCAGGCGCGGGTCGTTGACGAACTGCGGGTGCCTGCGCACCCACTCGGCCGAACGCGGCGAAAGCTGCACCGCAAACGCCTCGACGGGGTCCGAAGGCCGCGACACCGGCATGACGGGCGCCGGTGTGTTCTCCAGCGCCTGCTTGCCCTGTTCGAGCTGCAGGAGCTTGGCGGCGTGGGTCGACATGTCCTCCTGATAGCCGGCGGCGGCGTCGTAGTCGCCGTTCGACATGGCCGCCTTGTAGTTGGCCTTGGCGATCTCGTTGCTCTGGCGGAGCGTGTCGATGGCGTTGGACACGAGCTGCAGGTTGGTCTCCTGCACCGTGCCACGTGCCTCGTGTGCCTCCAGCTCGGCGCTGTGACGCGCCTCCTCGGCGGCCTTGGCGCGCGCCTCGGCCGCGGCCAGCCGCTGCTTCAGGTCGTCGACGCCTTCGTCGAGCGTGACTTCCTTCGGCTGCGTCTCTTCCTCGATGACGATCTCTTCGTTTTCGATGCTCATGCTGTCCTCACCACACCCGGTCGGGCTGGTCGACCTTGCCCCTGATCGCCGTGTCGTCGATCAATCTGCAGGCGACGCCGTTGACGTTGATCGCCCAGCCATCGCTGGGCCTGAAGATGACCCAGTCACCTTCGTTGATGTTGGCATCGACGAACCACTCCCCGCGGTCGTCGACGAAGGCCCTCGGGCCCTGCTTCACAACGAGCCCCGCCTTGCCCTGAATGCGGTCCTCGGAAGTGTAGCTGTCCGTCAGGTAGATGCCCGACTTGGTCCGGCTGGGGCGTACATAGATCGCGACCAGAACCGCGTTGTTGAAGACGTCGACCCCGGATACGTCGCCAAGTGAGGCGAGCAACTCCTTCTTCGGATCGACCTCGTGTTTCATAGCCATCTGCGGCATGTCAGCTCCTCTCTGCGCCTTTGGTGATCGCCTCCGCTTCCTCGTAGATGTCGAGCGCCTCGCGGAGGCCTTGGAAGCGCCCGGTTTCCCGTGCGTACTCACGCTCGGTCATCGTGCCGTTCATCACGTTGTGCGTGATGACGGTCATGCGTTCGGCGGCAAGCTCGTTGAACTTGCGGCCCAGTCTCGTGTCGAATTTCACTGGCTCCTCCCAGTGGCCGAAGGTGGGACGCTGCGCCGTGAGGAGCCGTCGCAGCGTCCCGGTCGCCGGCCAGCGATTATTTCTTGTGCTTCTGGATCGCGATCTTCTCGATGCGGCCCATGCCGCCCAGAGCGCCC